CAGGACTTACTAAGGTCAAAGGTTGGGGCGGAGCTAGGACGGAAGTTAATCGCCACACTCTGGCCGTCATCAGGGTTCACACTGAGGCTGGCGGAAGTCAGCACAACGGGAACTTCGATGGAGCGGCTTTGTGCGTCACTGACGGTGCCGCTTACCAACACGCGGTCGATGTAAAGTTTCATCGTCGCACCAGTCTGTTGGCGGAGGAGGACGTCCTCAATCAGGCGGCTGGACAGAGCGGTGTCGTCATCAGTGGTGTAGACGGTGGCGGAACCAGTGCCGTCGGCAAAACCGGTGATGTACTCACGGAACGGAACCGTTACACCAAGGGTTTGACCAATCGTGGTGACGTCAATCTCGGATCGGGTAATCTCGAAACTCCAGTCCCGGACGGAGCCGACGACTGCTGCAGCGGTGTAAACGATGCTGGCGTAGTTAGCGCCGAAACCCGATGGCTGGGCAGTTGCTGTTTCTGCTGCGCCACCTGCAGTTGCGCTGACAGTCATCACACCAGTGGTGGTGCTGTAGGTAAGCACAAAATAGTCACCAGCAGCAATCGCTCCAGTGGTGGTTGCGCCTGCGGGGTAAGCAAGCGTTACAGGGTCGTTGACCTTGAAACCTAGGTCGTTGCCGACTTGGATGTCAGAACCGGTAGCAGGAAAGTCGGTTGCGGAGATTTGGGTGGAGGCGGTTCCAGCGGGCTTGTAATACAGCGCCCCAGAAGTGCCCGAGAGGACAGTAGCCATAGGTCTAACCTATTGGTAAAGGGTGTTCACGGGCACAGCCCGGCTTTCTATAGGTTAGCTCCTATTTATGACAAATCTGTCGCTACATATCCTGCGTCAATCCTACCTACAAAATGGGGCGATTGATCTGTTGCGGAAAAAGATGGCCCGTTAATTTTTCCTACTCTAAAAAACACTCCGGTTGAAGGCTTGCCTGTGTTATTGAGCACATTTAGCACAGTAACGGCGGTGTTAATTAGTTCTTGGTTGCGGGCTGGGCCACGGCCCTTTTCGGTAAAAGCACGGATGACAATCGCTCCACGGACGTTATCAAGGCTGGTGGTCAACGTGGGGTCTGTTGTAATACCGAACGTGACATTGATGCGGACGTACTCGGTGGTGGTGTTGGGTGGAACGGCGGTGATGTTGTCGAAGTACACCGGCACCGAAGGTGTCAGATTATTGAAGGCAGTGAGAATGGGGCCTTCAACAGCAGCGCGGATTGCTTGGTAGTTCATTAACCGAAACCTCGGGCCTTACCGAAATTTAGGAAACCTTTGTTAGCCCCTTTTGCCAACAACTTCTGCATCTGACCACCGCTGTTGAAAGTAGGCCACCAATCTGCAGGCGCTGTTTTCCAGTTTGGACCACCCCCATCCAACACATCACCCCGCGTTGCGGCGTCTGGTCGAACACCGTATATTCTCGGCTTAAGAGGTTCTACATCGTCAAAGTCTTCGTAGGTGTGCGGTACAAGATCCATCGCTTCGTCGGCGTGTTCCGCGCCGTTCACAATCTTGTATAGACCTGTCTGTGTGAACCTTGTTTTTGGTATGTTACGCAGGTCGTATTTGTATATCCGACCTTCACTTCTAGGCCCGCCTGCAGTTCCATTAGAGGGGACGGCATACCAAGCTGATGAGAATGCGCCCGTGTGGGCCGGACCTGCTTCCGCAAGACCGTTCATAATCTCAACGCAAGCTTCACGCGCAGCTTGCACTGTCGCTTTTTTAATGTCCTTGACTAGAAAACTAATATCCTTAGCCATTACTGTGGCCTCGCGATGAGAGTGTGATAAACCGGGTTGTCGCCGCGGTAAGTCAAGATGTCGATAATCTTGGCTTCACGGGTCGCTCCAGCCTGTGGGTACTGGATGCGATCGGCTTCGGTGGGGTAATAGCCGTTGAGTTCGGTGTTGCCGATGATGACTTTGATGTCGGTTGTTTGGTAAAGGCCCTCTGATTCGCGTGGGTTTAAGCGGGTGATTACGCCCTTGACTGTGATGCTGGTGTCCGCTCCAGTGACCGAGCCGGTGGCTGGGTCGTATGCGCGGGGTGTGGCGGTCTTGATGTAGGTGATGTCAATACCCCAATCTGCGAGGAGTTGGCCCGATATTGACGCAAATGTGTCGTCGATCAGTGCCATATCAGTTCCTAAACAGTTTTACTTCGTAGTTGGTCGCTCCAGCTGAGGTGTAGGCGCCGATAAAAGATTCGAGCCAGGGGTAAACGTCAAGGATGTTATTGATGACGCCTGGGGTTTGGGTGCTGCTGTTGTACTTGACTTTGAGGTCGCCTAGTTCTACTTCGTCGTAAATGCCGGTTTTGCCCGTGCTGCCGACAAGAGCCTCTCCGTCTTGAATAAGGGAATGGGCTAATTCAAAGGTTGCGGTCTTAATTTGATTTGGGATGAACGTGCATTTAATCTCAACGCCGTCAACCTTAAATTCTTTGCGGGGCCATTTCAAGGCTTGTGTTGTAGTACATCGCTCGCCGTAGTAGGTGAAGACGTCTAGGTAGCGGGTCGCTGAAATTAAAACGCGATTTTTGGCGTCGTCACTTCCGGTCCAGTGCTCCGCATGGGGAACTGTAAGAAAATAAGCCTCCGCTTCAGCCAGCGTTACGTAGCTATTTGAGTTTGCTCCACTAAGAGTGGCGTCAACGACAGCAGCCACGACAATCAGTACAATCTTTTACTTAGTCTAGCCTTGCGTTGTTTTGCCGGTTTTGGTAATAGCTGTGCGTGGTAAACCGTTCCACCGGTTGTCTCGATTTCTACTTGGGCTTCCTCAACTGCATGGGCTGGAACGTCAATAAATGACTTTGTAGTATCCTTAAGGGTGAACAATCGGACCATTCTCATGGCTGAGGACAGTAAAGACCTGCTGATCGACATCCTAGATACACCTAAAACCGACGTTGTTCAAGAGAAGAAAACTCGTAAGCCGCGTAAAAAACCTGAGCCTCGCAAACTTGCTGATGTGGCAAAAGAGGTGCGGAAATTAAGGGATGAGGGTATCCCCGTTCCAGTGATTGCTGATCGTCTTGAAATGTCGTACCAGGTGGTGAATCAGTTGGTGTTGCGGTCGTACAAGATGGTGTCGAATACGGTTGAGGTGTTTGAAAAGCAGGAGCGGCAGCGGCTCGGCTTGTGAGGCAATAAAAAAGCCCCCAAGAGGGGGCTCTGACAACTGCGTCTCCGTATCAAGAATACACGGAAACGTCGAAGGGGGTGTTTACCAGGAGACGAACCACGGGGATCATCTTGGTGGTGCTGTAGGCCAAGCTCCAGCTTGCGGTGTTGGCCAGGTTGCCGGTGGTGGCTGCGTTGGTGGGGTTGTCACCAGCCACGTTCCATTTGGTGCCGTTGACGTGGTAGCCGTAGTGGTAATCGACGGCAATGACGTCCTGCATGGACAGGATGTTGCGGTCGGCGGCAAGGCGCAGATCCTGCTGGATGCCCTCGGAGACGACACCCGACTTGAACATGTAAATCGGGTACTTCTTCAGGTGGGTGGCAGTACCACCAGACAGAGGATCGAGTTGGTCGTCAATCACAACACGAAGACCGGCAAAAGTGCCTACCTCGGGTTGGGTGACGCCAACACCACCTGCACCCCAGTTGATCGCACCAGCGGCGGCCAAAGCGGAAGTGCTAAACGTCAGCATTCCGATCTGTTGCAAGTAGTAAGCAACAGAGGAGTGCATCGCCATGGTGTCGATCTCCTCGCCACGCTCGCCCAGCAGGTTTTTGGCCTGCATCAGGTTGCCAACAGTTAGGTAGTTGGCTTCGGTGGCAGAAGTCGTGCCAGTGGCGTCGTACTGGTTGGGGCCGAGGATGCCGGTGCCGGAGATTCCACCAAACAAGCCAAGCAGGTGGGCTTTCAAGGTGGTGGTCTTCAGCTTGTTGATGGCTGCAGACAGCTGGTTACGTACGTGGGCGAGGGGGTCCGTTCCAGAGCCCAGTTTGCTGAGGTCGTCAGCGGCATAGCTGAAACCACGGTGCAGAAGAGTCATGATTTGCTCGTCTGCAGTGGTGCCCTGAGGGGTCAGGTAGCCAGCGCCAGAGGTGCCCCAGGTTGCAGAAGAGGTAATCTGCTCTTCGGTGGGAGCGATGGGGTCGTGAAAAGGCACGCGCACACGAGTGCCGCCTGCACGAGCATCAAGAGCGGCGTTGCGCTGGATGATGCCGCCTTGGATCCACTTTGATTGCTCAAAGATACCCTCAGCGGTGTACTGCAGGAACTCGGGGCGAGTTACCAGATCCGACAGAAATGTTCCGCCGGAATAGTTTTCGGAAATAGCGGCCATTGGAGGCGATTAACGGGGTTTGCAGGGCGCCCCACTGGGGCTATTTTCCGGCCTCAGCTTTTAGTAATCGGGCTTTGTCGGGATCCTTCGAGAGAAGAATCATTTGCTCGGTTACGTTCCAGCTGTCTTTCAACCACGGGTTGCTTTGGCCTGGGAGGGAGGTGGAACGGGCACTGCCGGTTACACCCATGCCGGAACGGTTTGTTGGAGCAAAATGATGCTCGTAACCGCTGCCGGGATTACGGAGATTGGTGACGTATTCACCAACCGGAACCTCGACGCCGCCGACAACAGCCACAGGCTGACCATCTTTGGAGTGGAGATTCTCTTCAATAAGACGATACAACTGATCGGGTGCTAATGCACCGTTTTGCGAAAGTTGCGCGACCATTGAAGCTTTCATTTGTTGCTTGGAATAGTTCTGCTTGAGATCACCGATTTCGGTGTCTTTTGCAGCTAATTCCTGCTTTAGTTGGGCAACAGTGCCTTGCACTTCTTCCCAGAGCGTTTTGTAGTCGCCGGATTCCGCCAATTTGGCCGTTTTCATTTCCTCTTGGGAGGCACGGAGTTCCGAAATTTGGCCTTGGAGGGCTTCGCGGTTCTCACGGTCCTTACGGCGTTCTGCAATTAACTCTGCGTTCTTTGCCTTGAGTGCTTCAATCTGAGCGGCAAAATCAACACTTTCAACCACAGGTTTGGGTGCTTCAGCTTCCACAGGATGCTGCACTTGTTGCTCTTCAGACACGCTTATGTAGCATAGTGTTCCGTATTAGTCTAGCTCAGTATTAACGGGTTGTTGTTGCTGTTGAATTACAGGACGCTGGGGCTGTGGGGCGCGTTGGCGTGATTCACGTGCCAGTTCCTCTTCGATGTCGAGGTTGTCTGGGACAACTTCGCCTCGGCGGAGAATGTCGAGGAGGAGTTCGTCACTAAGCTTGCCCTTTTCGCTGAGGTCTGCAAGTACGGAGACGTCTTGGCCGATTAAACGGTAGTAGTCGAAATCGCGATCCACGGTGACAGTGGGTGGTTCGATCCCTACGTATTGGGCGGCAAACTCAAAGGCGCGGTTTATGGCGCTTTCGAGTTCTTGGCTGACGATAGAAAGGATGCTGTTGGCTTGGGCTTGGTCGATACGTTTAGCGTCTGCGGATTCGGCAACGAATTTTTGACCTAAAAGTTTTGTAATGCCCAGGGAGGACATCTGGCTTTCCAAGGATTGGAGTTCGTTCAGTTGGGCGTCAAAACTCGTCGCGTCTGCTTGGACGTAATACGCCTTGTTGCCTGGTTGCATCGCAATGGCATAATTCACTCCCATTGAGGCAGTGCCGGTAGTGTCGTCCCAGCCTTCAAGCACTAGGGTTGGCATCGCTGCAATGTGTAGCGCGTGGATTAGGTCGGCTTGGCGTTGGTAATGGGTGATGTTTAAGTTGGCGATGTCTAAAAGGGGTGGTTGGGAGCGCAGCATTCCACGGCGGTTGCTATAGATGGGTACGAGGGGGATTTCGTCCAAGCTGTAACGACCCTCTTGCTCGAATTCGACAAGTTCTTGCCCCAGGGTGTAAAGATCGTATCTACCGGGGTAGATCACGCGCATTTGCTCGATTTGTTCCTCGCCAAACTCGTTTAGTGGGCGGGTCGTGTACTCATGGATTCGCACTTGGGTGAGGGGACTCCCAGGCATGGTGGATTCTTGGCGCCAGCCCCAAATTTGTGGGGCGTCGACATGGATGAAATATGGGCGACGTCCCAGGGCGCGTTCTTCGGCAAGATTTCGGGCGCTACTACCGGCGGGGTAATCCACAAGGATGGCACTATGGCCGTAAGTAAGGCTGCTAACCAGGGCGCGGCGTGCGTACTCATTTAAATCGGAACCAAGACCGTCGATATTCTCGCTTAACTCTTTCCAGTAGTCGTCCCCGTCGACTTGGATCGGCTTGCGTAGGATCGAACCAGCGGCGGTTTCGATTAGACGGCTGGTGTAGGGGGATAGGACCGAGCGGTTTACGCGGGTTTCGTAGGCGTCGTCGTCCTCGCGGGGTTCTTGGGGAAGGAAGGTTTCGCTGAGATCGCGGATGTAGGACGTGCCACGGGTGACGGCAGCCATAATCTGCCAGTCTTCCATCATTGCGATGACGTCCAGACTGCGGACGAATGGTGACTCGCTAACTACAGCACTTGTAGGGGGAGTGCTTCCGCTGTAAACCACATTAAACTCCTACGTTGTACCTATTCTGCCACGTCTAGTAAAATAGGAGTCGCGTAGATGTTGAGTGGGTTAGGGATTAGCGGTGATGGTCCAGCCTGTAGCTGAGAGCGTCATTGCTCGATTTTTTTCGTCCTTCACTGCTTGCCGAATCTGACAAAGCACATGGTCCTCTGCTTTGGCGTTGCCAGAATCAATGGCAATCAAAAGCCTGATGCAGAGTTTGCGGTAACTTTCTTGGGTCATGGTTTCTAGGGAACTGTGGCCAGGGCAGGGTGTTGACGCACGCCTGCCTCACCATCTTGTACCACACAACGCCTGCTGCGGTAAGCAAACCTACAAGACGGGGACACTGCATGTTTGATAACGTCAAAAAGGTTAATAGTCATTGCTGGGTGTGTTAAAGATGGAAGGCTGGGATGGTGGTTTAAGGATAGATGCTGTAGTGGGCGTTGATGTTGGCTTCGATGCCAGTGCGGTTGGAGGATTGGTCTGACTGATAAAGGAGAAGCTCTGCGTAACGCCCATTTAAATATGTTGTACTAATAAAATCTGCTCTAGCTCCTATCCTGCCAGTTGCGCCAGCAGCGCCAACAAGACCTGGATTTGCTACAGAAGAAATGCTGTTCCCATTGAGCCAATAACTGTTTGATGCTGAGTCAAACCAATTTGACTTGAGGCTTAATGTTGTTGGTGGAGGGCTAAAGCGCGTAGCTAAATTACCTCCCTGCCAATAGGTGTTTTTCATATGATAGCCACCAGTCACGCTATCACGCAATGCTTGGAACGAATAGCTGCCAGCTAGAACGTCAAAAAATCTAGCGTTTACAGCTTCTCCTGTATAGCTTAAGTTGCTGACAACA